GTCAGGGGCTCAAGCGGTAATGGAATGGGTTAGATTGCATCACGAATCAGTAACTGGTAGAGATGGTTATAGTGATTTCTATAAAAAAGATCTTACTTTCAATGTATTAGGACCAGTAGGTGATATAGTTTCTGAATGGATTATTAAAGGAGCTTTAATTACTGAAGCAGGATTCGGTGATTATAACTGGGATAATGAAAATGCAGCTCAGGAATTAGAAATAACTGTTCAACCTGATTATTGTATTTTAAATTTCTAAAATACTTATTAAATATTTTAAAAATAGCTTGGCTTTGCCAAGCTTTTTTTTTATATTGATATGTATTATAAACGTTATTAAATAAAGACTATGGCGGAATTTAAACTCCCAACAGAACAGGTAGATTTACCTTCAAAAGGTTTATTATATCCTAAAGAAAGTCCATTATCTTCTGGTAAAGTAGAAATTAAGTATATGACTGCTAAGGAGGAAGATATCCTTTCTAACCAATCCTATATACAAAAAGGTATAGTATTAGATAAATTATTAGATGAATTAATTGTAACCAAAGATGTAAATCATAGAGATTTAGTTGTAGGAGATAAAAATGCAGTATTAATAGCAGCACGTATATTAGGTTATGGAAAAGAATATTCTTTTACATGGGCGGGAGAAGAACAAATAATAGATTTAACTGAATTACAAAATAATGAATTTGATCCTAGTAATATGATTGATAATAGGAATGAATTTGCTTATACTTTACCTCATTCTGGTAATGACTTAACCTATAGAATTTTAACAGGAAGAGAAGAAGCTAAGGTTGCTAGAGAAATAAAAGGATTAAAAAAAATAAACAAAGACGCAAACCCAGAATTAACTACTAGATTAAAATATATGATTTTATCTATTAATGGGGATGACGATAATAAACAAATTAGAGAATTTGTAGATAATCATTTATTAGCTCGTGATTCTAGAGCATTTAGAACCCATATACGTTCATTCCAACCTGATGTTGATTTGACTATTACTTTGGATTCGGGAGAGGAGGTAGAAGTGCCCATGGGGCTTAGCTTTTTTTGGCCTGACATCTAAGAACGCACCTCTAGTTAGAGTAAATTTATTTCAACATATACATCAAATAGTATTCCACAGTAAAGGGGGCTATGATTTCGGTACAGTATATAACTTACCAATTTGGTTAAGAAAGTTTATATATAACGAAATTAAAACACATTATAATGAAGAAAAAAAGGCTATAGAAAAAGCAAGTGAAGGAGGTAAAGGTAAACAAACATTAGTAAGTTCTGATGGCAAAATAAATACCCCTGAATTTGCTAAAGCATCTCACCAATATAAACAAGCAGAAAAAAATTTAAATAAATTCAAAGGTAAAACTAGTTTCAAATAGTAATATTTATAATAAAATCTATTTATGGCTAGGCCCTCCAAAGAAAGAATTGATGATTTACTAAAACAGAATAAGTTAGCTGGTGAACAACAGGGCCAGTTTAAAAAACTTTATGATACTTTAGTAAAAAATAATGCTTCAGCAGCGGAATTTGAAAACTTATTAGGCGAAATTCTTATAAGTATAGATAAAATTGCAGATACAGCTGATTTTGTTCAAAAATCATTTAATGATACCCTTAATGAAAATAGAAAAATAGTAGGGAGTTTACTTAAACAAAAGAAAGCTCTTAAGGGTATTGAAAGCATTGCAGGAAAAGTTCAAGGTCTTAGAATGGGCGAAGGTGATGCTTCAGAACAGGCACTTGCCGCTGATTTACAAAAAATAATACAACAAAAGAAATTATTGATGCTTGCCTATCGAGGCAATGATATCGATATGGCTAAAAAGGCTGAAATTCTAAAACAAATACAGGATACAAATGAGCTAATTGCTTCTCAAGAGCATATGCTCGAAGTTGCTGCCAATACTAAAAAAGAATTAGGTTTTACTGGTGAAATCCTTAGTGGTTTTGATTCATTAATAAAAAAGGCCGGATTTGGTGGATTAGGAGTTAGTGAAGCAGTAGCCGAAACACAAAGGCTTGCTCAGGCCGCTGATGCAGTTGGAGATAAAGGATTTAATCCATTAACTACTTTTACTGGTTTAGTTAAAGACAATTTAATGGCAGCTTTAAGTCCAATGAAAATTTTAGAATTATTAGCTGGTGCAGTTCTTAAAGTTTTTTCTGGTTTAGATAAAAGTACTGGACAATTAGCAAAACAATTAGGTACAAGCTATGATAATGCTAAATTAATGAAAAAAGAATTTAGTACAATAGCAAAAGATTCAGATAATTTATTTATTACTACAAAATCTTTAACCCATAGTTTCGAAGTTTTAGCTGACAGGTTTGGTGTTATTGGAGGATTTAGCGCTGAAACATTAAAAACTCAAACAGAATTAGTAAAGCAAGCAGGTTATTCAGAGGAAGCCGCTTCTGAAATAGCTAAATTATCATTATTAACTGGTGAATCAAGTAAAGATATTACTGCCTCAGCTTTAGGTACTGCTAAGGCTTTTAATATGCAAAATGGTTTATTATTAAATGAAAAACAATTATTAGAAGAAGCATCTCAATTATCAGCTGATATTCAATTAAGTTTAGGTAATTCAACGGATGAATTAGTTTTAGCTGTTGCAACAGCAAAGAAATTTGGAATGAATTTAGAACAGGTAGATTCGATAGCAAGTAGTTTACTTGATTTTGAATCATCAATTGCTAATGAATTAGAGGCTGAATTACTATTAGGTAAAAATATTAATTTAGAAAAAGCTAGACAAGCTGCTTTAGATAATGATTTAGCAACAGTAGCTGAAGAAATAGCAAATCAGGTTGGTACTTCTGCTGAGTTTGCAGAAATGAATAGAATCCAACAAGAGGCAATTGCTAAATCAGTTGGTTTATCCAGAGAAGATTTAGCTAAATCATTACAAGAACAAGAAGCAATAGCTAAATTAGGAGGTGATGCTGCTTCATCCCAAGAAGCTTATAATAATTTATTAGCAGAAGGTTTAACCCACGAACAAATTGCTAAAAAATTAGGTGATGAACAATTAGCTAATTCTTTAAAATCTACCTCAGTACAAGAAAAATTAGCCCAATCATTAGAAAAAGCTTCAGAATTATTTGTTAGTATAGTAACTACTATTCAACCATTTATTAACGGTTTAGCTATGGGTGTTGGTTATTTAGCAGCTTTTGTTAGTAAATTTCAGGGTATCTTAAAAGTTGTTACTGCTCTTGTTGCTTTAGAAAAAATTCTTCAAGTTTCTCAAGCAAGAAGATTAAAAATACAAAGTAGATTCCTTGCGGCAAAAAGAGTTGAAAAATCAATAGGTGGAGCATTATTAAAAATGGCTGGTTTAAAAAATCTTACACTAGATAGAGAGATAATCAAAGAAAAAGTTAAATTAGGATTAAAAGCAGCTGAAACAGCATTAAATAAAACTATATTAGGTTCCCTTATTTTACAAGGAGCTGCACAAGCAAAAAATATAATAAAAGATGGTATTGCTTTAGCTTTAAAAACTGCTCAAGCTGCAGCTTCAATGGCTGCCGCCGCGGCTTCAACTTTAGGTCTGGGTCTTGGTCCTATTCTTGCCGCTATTGCAATTGGTGGAGTTGCGATAGCTGCTATGGTGGCTAAAGCAAGAAAAGTAGACGATATGTTATCACCAGGAAGTGGTGCGGGGGGTTATGGAAATAGGATTTTAACTGGACCAGAAGGTAGTTTTGCATTAAATAATAATGATACTGTTGTTGCTGGAACTAATTTAGGAGGAGGAAGTTCAGAAACTAATAAATTATTATCCACATTAGTAAGGCAAAACGCTAAAAAACCTGAAATATCTCCAGTAGGTTTATATAGTGTTCAATAATATAATATTTATAATAAAATAATTTAATCATGAGTGTAAAAGAAAAATTATTAGCGGGTGATTCTAGTTTAACTGGTTTAAATGGTGCTGTACCGGAAGTTGTTGACCAACAATTATCAACTTTACATAATGAGTATTCTTTAAACGGAAGACCAAATAAGAATAACTTACCTAATCCTACATCATTAGCTTATAAAGTTAAAGAAGATAGAAAATATCTTAATAACTTACCTAAGTAGTAGATGGGATT